ATCAAGCGGCTGCTCGACAAGGGCCGCGAGTGGCGCCGCAGTCACGGCAGCCGGCCCGTGCCTCAAGCGCAGATCAGAGCATGGTGCCTGCCGGCGCGCCGCACCCCTGCCGCTGAGGTGCGCACCTGGCTGCTGTCCGTGGTGGCCGAGACGCCCGACTGCGGGCAGGTGGTTCGCAAAGGCAAGGCCGTGGAGTGGGTGCCGCCTGGCGACTGAGCAGCACTGCTGCACCGTGGCCGCAAATCCCGGCCACCCTCATTTCAACTGAGGGTGTCAGTTGAACTGACGCCCTTTTGGGACACGTCCCAAAGCTGCTGCGCGGCTGTCCCATGCAGCGGTAGGCCTGTCCCTGCCTGCGGTTTCAGGCGCTGGGGAGGGTGCCCACATGGGCCAGGCTGCAGCGTTTTGGGACTTTTGGGACAGTTTGGGACAGAAGTGTCCCAGAGCAAATCGACTGCGGCGCAACGGATCTGGGCAGGTTTTGGGACTTTGGGACAGCCCCTAAGAAAATACCTTTTCTATTATTTATTTAAGTATTAGTACCTAGTCCTATGGGTATGGATGGAAATGTCCCTAGAGGTGTCCCAAAGTCCCAAAACACGGACAACCTGCCAGTGCTGGTGCGGTTTCTGCTTTGGGACAGCGCTGTCCCAAATGTCCCAAATGTCCCAAAACCACTTCAACCCTCCGAAATCCGGTTGCTTGGTGCTGATGGGTGCAATTGGCGGTAGGATGCCCCTACCCGCCGCCATGCCGTGAACGTCCTGCAGCAGCTGCGCGCCGCCGTGGCCCAGGAAGGCGCCTCGACCGCGCCGCCGGTGCCCACACCTGCCCCATCGCCTGCAGCCCCCGCAGCGGCGCCCCTGCGGCCCTGCCCGTTCACGTTCGGCGACTGGCTGCCCCGCACCGACCCGCAGGCCCACCCCGGCGAGGCTCAGCGTGCAGTGCTACTGGGTGGCGCCGTGGTGGCCTGGTGGCGCCGCGAGTGGGTGCCGCCGCTGCCTATTCCCAGCTACAGCCCGCCCCTCACGCTGGAGCCGTACCAGCGCAACGCGATCTACCTGCCCGACGGCAGCGAGGTGGAGAGCAGCTGCTGCCCTCAGACTGCTCTGCAGCGACTCGCCGCACGTCTCGGCGCTTGATCCATGGCCAACCCCCAGAAACGCAAGGGCTCGGCCTTTGAGCGGCTGATCGCTGACTACCTGGCGGAGCGCATGCCCTGCGAGCGCATCCCTGCCGGTGCCACCCTCGACCGCGGGGATCTTTGGACACCGAGCTGCGCAATTCAGGCGAAGTGCTGCCGCACCCTGTCCCTCGGCGCCTGGCTGCGCGATGCGATGGAGCAGCAGGTCAACGCCGGGAAGCGCCTCCATGCCCTGGTGGTGAAGCGCAAGGGCACCACGGACCCGGCTGAGCAGTTTGTGGTGATGAGCCTGGAGCAGTTCCGCGAGCTGCTGGGCGAAGTGTGACAATCCATTAACCGGCCACGACCTACCGCGCCACACCGTAAGGGTCGCGCTAAGGTATGGGGACAGGAGCCGAAGCGCTCCGCCACTCACTGCCAGCCATGACCACTGCCACTCCTTCCGTTGAAATTCGCAAGACCGGCCGCTGCTACAGCGTGTTTGCTGGAGTCAGCTGCCTAGGCTGCTCTTTCAAGACTCGCGAACGCGCCCAGTCCTGGGCGGACCAGAACAGCCGTTTTTTGGCCTACTGGGCCGGCAGCGCATCAGCAAGCGTGGAAAATACTCCCGTTCGCGAGCTCATCGCCTAACCCACCCCAGCCCGCCGGGGGCTCACCCGGCAATTACTCCATCGCCATCCCACCATGCCCCCTGCAGCTCTGCTCCAAGCCCTCTACAACACCATCGACGGCGGCCCTGAGTGGTACACCGTCAACCGCTACGCCACTCTCGAAGGCTGCCAAGCGGAAGCCGATCGCCGCAACGCCAAGCGTGACGCCACCTGGTCAGTGATCGACAAGGGCCCGCGCTATCGGGCGGTGGCCGCCTGATGGCCCTCACCAACGCCGAACACCAGCGCCGCTGGCGAGAACGCCAGGCAGGCCGCCTGCCGCCTGTGGAGCGCCCCTGCTGCACTGCCTGCGGCAAGGTTCACCGTGGCGCCCATGGCGCCCTGTGCGCCAGCTGCTGGGAGCGCCTCACGCCGGAGGGTAAGGCAGCCCACTCCGAGCGGGTCAGACGAGCTCAGCGCCGCAAGCGTGACGGATTGTGAACTGGCCGCCCTGATGGTCGCCACGACATAAGGGACGCGCTAAGGTATGTGCATCGGAGCCGAGAGGTTCCACCGCCACTCGCCGCCAGCCATGACCGCTACCCACCCCGGCATCATCGAAGCTCTTAACTACGCAATCACCGAAACCGGCTGCACCCGTCAGGAGGCAATTGCCCTGGTGATGAAAACCATGGTTGAGAGCGGCATCAGCCCCCGCAAAGCACTGGACGCCATGTTCGGTGAAGGCACTCACCAGCAGCTGGCTGATCAGGTGTGGGCCGAACTGCAGCCCGCCTAATCCCACCCCAGCCCGCCGGGGGCTCACCCCGGCAACCACTCCACCCGTCGTTCCGCCATGACCACCCCCACCCTCCCCACGATCCACCTGAACGGCACCGGCGCCGACTCCCTTTATCGGGAGTACCAAGCCGTCCGCAGGGCCATCGCAGCTGCTGCTGATGCCCTCGCTGCTGCTACCTGCAATCAACGCGACTTCTACCCTCAGAATCCCGCCGCGTGGCAGCGGGCCCGCGATGAGCGCGCCGAGGCGTTCCGTTTGCTGCAACAGGTGTCCGACTACGCCGAACAATGGGAGATGCACGCCTTTGACCATCGCCGCAGCTGATGGCTCTCCCGTGCCAAGGACAGATTGCGACAATCCATGAACTGGCCCACCATCGGCACCCCGCACCATAAGAGACGCGCTAAGGTATGTGCATCGGAGGGACGCCCTCCACCACTCGCCAGCCAGCCATGACCGCCAACATCAACGGCCGCAGCTTCGAACTCACCGAAAACACCGCACCCCTGCCCAAGCTCCGCGCCCACTTGATCAGCCTTGGCTTTGACGGCACCATTTGGGCAGGCTTTAGCGCTCGCAGTGGCCGCCAGCGGAAAGATCTGCACTCGATGGTCTACCGCACTTCAGCCGGTGAGTTTCAGATTGCCGCCTCACTCTGACCCGCCACAGACTGCCGCACCCCGCCAGCCTGCCGCACCCCGCCAGCTAGCCGCCGCCTGACGGCCATCCTGTAGCCTGCTCTCGGACATGGCGTCCGAGTGGACCGCGACCCTCGCCCTGGCAGGCGGGGGTTTTTCATGCCTGCTGGCAGACTGTGCACAGATGCCCTGCCACTGTGAAACGCGCTGCCACCCCTTGGCACCTGCTAGACCGCTCGACACCGTGGCTGGCCTGGTGGCAGGAGCTGATCCTCAACTGGGCGTCGTCGTGGAATTCCATCGGCTGCCTGACCGTTGTCAGCGCTGCTGACCCTGAAGAGTTCGCCGCCTGGGATCTGCCGACTGATCTGGAGCTGCAGCGGATGGAGCTGGAGGAGCTGCTGGCCGTGGGAGAGGACGACGGGTGATGTTGGAGCTCAGCCTGACCATCGACACCAAGGCGATCGATCGATTCGCCCTGCTCACCGAGAAGAACATCCGCTACGCCACAGGCCGCGCCATGGCGGCCACTGTGCGGGCTGCTGAGCAGCGGCTAAAGCAGGATCTGGCCAAGACCTCAGGTGGACCCATCGAAGGCGGCGCCACACGCTGGACTATCGGCGGCACCTACACTCAGCGGCCATCACCCAACAACCTCAACGCCGAGGTGGGCCTGCGGTCCGATCGTCCCCGCGCAGCCGGTCGCTACATCTCCACGATGACCCGTGGCGGGCCGCCGCGCACCAAGGGCGTAGACCTCAAAGCTGCCGCCCTCGCCGGTGGCTCAGGGCTCACCATCGTGCCAACGCCTGCGCAGCGCAAGGACAGCAAGGGCAACGTGAGCCGCGCTGCCTTCAGTAAGGCGCTGGCATCCGCCTCTGTCATCCGCAACGGTCGCCAGTACAACCGCGGCGCCGGGCGGTTCTTCATCATCCCGATCAAGGGCCCGGCGGGGCGCATGGGGATCTTTGAGCGGACCGGCAAGCCTGGCCGTGGCCGCTACGGCAGTTTCCAAGGCACTCAGATGCGGTTCACCCTGGAGCCACAGCCCAAGATCCGCCAGAGCACCTACGACCTCACCGGCGACCTGCAGCGGTCGGCTCAGGTGGTGTGGCCTGGGGAGATCACGGCGCAGCTCAGGGCTGAGCTGACGAGGGCGGGGTTTAGGTGAGGCGTTATTGAGAATCAGCCGGGCAGCTAGTTGAGAGTCAGCAAGCCGGTTTATTGAGAAACCTAGTCATACTAAGGGATTGCGGGTCCTCCTGGCGCCTAGGCCAAGCGGTTAGGTTCCGCCGCGTTCGGTTTGGCTTGGTATCAGGCCAAACAATTCTTGCCACTATTGAGAATCCTCCCTCGGCTGATCGCTGCCTGCTATGCACTTGCGCAAGATCAGCGCCAATCTTGCGTAGATTTCTTGCATGGATCCACTGAATTGGTCGGCAGCTGCGGCGATTGTCGGAAAATCTCGGCAAGCGGTCTGCGACCTCGTGAAACGGGGGGTATTGACTGATTGCGTGGTGCGCGATCCAAATGGCAGGGCGATCGGCGTCAAGGATGCGGCGTCGTTCACCGAGGAGTACGCGGCCAAGGTCAGGCCTCGCGCTGGTGGCGGTGGCAAGGAGGCCGGCCGTGTAGCCGCCCGTAGCAGGCGCTCAAAGCCGGCTTTGGTCTCAGCAGCTGAGCGCGCTCCACAGCAGCATCGCCCAGCTGATCGTCCGCGCACCACCAATGCCGAGGTGCCGGACTACAACGAAAGCCGAGCAAAGACGGAATACGAAAAGAGCCTGCTGCTGGAGATCGAGCGCCGGCAGAAAGAGGGCCAGTTAGTGGAGCGTGAAAGCGTGGTGAACACTTGGGCCCAGCTGATCAACAGCGCCAAGACCAAGCTGTTGGGCGTCAGGACGGCGTGCCGCCAGCGCATCCCGCACCTGACCGCAGAGGAAGCGGAGATCATTGATGCCCTGATCAGGGACGCGATGGAAGGGCTGGCGGAGGATGCCGGCTGCCCTGCGCAGGCGCAGCCGTGAGCGCGATCGATCTGCCGCTGCTGCAGGCCGGTGCGGCGATGTGGCGGCCACCACGGAAACTCAGGCTGAGCGAGTGGGCCGATGAGTACGCCATGCTCAGCGCCGAGAGCTCGGCGGAGGCCGGCCGCTGGCACTCGTTGCCGTATCAGCGTGCGGTGATGGATGCGTTTACCGATCCAACCGTGGAGATGGTGGTCTGGCAGAAATCGGCGCGGGTGGGCGCCACCAAGATCTTCAACCATGTGATCGGCTACCACACGCACCAGGACCCCTGCCCGGTGATGATCGTGCAGCCAACGGTGGAGGACGCCGAGGGCTACAGCAAGGATGAGGTTGCCCCGATGCTGCGCGATACGCCTGTATTGCAGCCGCTGATCGTTGACCCGAAACAGAAAGACGGCAGTAACACCATCCTGCTAAAGCAGTTCAAGAACGGCGCCGCGCTGCAGATGGTGGGGGCCAACAGCGCCAGGGGGTTTCGCCGCGTCAGCCGGCGCATTGTGCTGTTCGATGAGGTGGACGGATATCCGGCCAGCACGCCCGAGGGCGATCAGATCAAGCTGGGCATCAAGCGATCGGAGTATTTTTGGAATCGAAAGATTGGGCTGATCAGCACGCCAACCCTGAAAGGGTTTAGCCGAATCGAGAAGTGGTTTGAGCTGTCGGATCAGCGGCGGTATTTCGTGCCCTGCCCGCACTGTGACCACTACCAGGTGCTGCGGTGGACGCAGATGAAGTGGGAGAAGGATGCCGACGGCAACGGGCTGCCGGAAACGGCGGCCTACGAATGCGAGAACTGCCAGCAGCTGATCCTGCACAGCAAGAAGCGGTGGATGGTGGAGCGGGGTGAGTGGCGGGCCACAGCGGAAAGCAAGCGGCCTGGGCTGGCGGGATTCCATATCTGGGCGGCCTACAGCTACAGCCCGAACGCCAGCTGGGCCCAGCTGGTTCAGGAGTTCTTGGAGGTGAAGAGCGACCGCACGCAGCTGCAGACCTTCGTCAACACGCTGCTGGGAGAGACATTCGAGGATGACTACGCCGCTGCTCTGAGCGCCACAGGGCTGGCTGCACGCCGCGAGGAATACCCACCGGGGCACTGCCCTGCTGGCGTGTTGCTGCTGACTGCTGGCGTGGACGTACAGGACAACCGTTTAGCGGTGAGCGTGTGGGGCTGGGGCGCCGGTGAAGAGGCGTGGCTGGTGTGGCACCAAGAGATCATGGGCGACCCTACGCAGTCCGAGGTATGGGATCAGCTCGATGCCGTGCTGGACACTACCTGGCCTGTGGAGGGTGGCGGAGAGCTCAGGCTGGCGCAAGTGGCGATCGACTCAGGCGGCCACGCAACCCATGAGGTGTACCAGTACGCCAGGGAGCGGCGAGATCGATACGTGGTGGCGATCAAGGGCAGCAGCCGCCGCAGTCAGCAGCCCGTCAACAAGGGGACGCCGCAGGATGTGAACTGGAAGGGCAAGACAATCAAGCGCGGCGTGGTGCTGTATCAAGTGGGCACCGACACGGTGAAGACCACGCTGTTTGGCCGGCTGCGGCACAACAAGCCAGGGCCTGGCTATGTGCACTTCGGCTTATCGGGTGATGACGAATGGTGCAGCCAAGTGACCAGCGAAAAGCAGCAGCTGCGCTACGTGAAGGGATTCCCGGTGCGCGAATGGGTCAAGAGTCCGAGCGCACGGAATGAGGCGCTGGATTGCATGGTGTACGCCTATGCGGCGCTGCAGCTGGCGTCGAGGCGCTATGCGAAGGCGAGCATGTGGGAGAAGCTGGCCGCGCAGCTGCAGGCAGCAAGGGATCTGGCGGCGTCAGTAGCCTTAGACCAGCAGCCCACCCCGCGCCGGGCACGATCATTCAAAGTGATATGACCCAGCCGGCCGAGCTCTACCAAGGTGATCTGACCAGCTGGATTGAGCTGCGCGTCCACCCCGACGCCACTGCCGTTCGCGTGTGGTTTCGCGCTGCAGCAGCTGGCGCCGGTATCGAGGCAGTGGCCACCGACACTGACGACGGCTGGAAGGTGGAGCTGAGCGCCGCCACGACGGCCACCATGGCAGCCGGCAGCTGGGAGCTGCAGATTGTCAGCACCGTCAACGGCGCACCGCTCACTACTGGCCGCGGCAGCCTGACCGTCCGCAAGAGCCTGGCCTTCAGTGGCACCCCGGGCGCGTTCGATGATCGCAGCCAGGCGCAGAAAGACCTAGAGGCGGTTGAAGAGGCGATCCGCGCCTTGGCCACGGGTGCGGTTGAGTATCAGATCGGCTCTTTAGGCTCCGGCGGCAGGAAAGTTCGCCGGGTGGACCTGCCCGATCTAATCATGTGGCGCGACCGCCTCAAGGCCGAGGTCGCCCGCGAAAAACGCGCCGAGATGATCGCGCAGGGCCTCGGCGATCCGCGCCGGCTCTATGTGCGGTTTCAGGGGGTGAGCTGATGGGTGTTCGATCCTGGCTGCAGCGGCAGATCCTGACCACTCGCCACGGCCGGCAGCAGGGCCAGCGGATGTTCGAGGGGGCCCGGCGCAACCGGCTGCTCCACGACCTGGTGGCGCCTACCACCTCCGCTGATGCCGAGCTGCGCGTCAGCCTGGCGGTGCTGCGCGACCGCTGCCATCAGCTGGTCAGGGACAACCCCTACGCCCGCCAAGCCAAGCGGACCACGCAGATCAACGTGGTGGGGCCTCGTGGGATCCAGATGCAGGGGCAGGTGATGAAGGCGAACGGCACGGAAAAGGACGTGCGCCGGAATCGGCTGCTGGAGGAAGCATGGCGCCGCTGGTGCCGGCCAGACACTTGCGACGTGGCGGGCCGGCTGTCGTTTCACGGCTTCGAGATGATGGTGGCCGGCAGCCTGCCGGAGTCGGGCGAATGCCTGATCAGGATCGTGCGGCAGCCGATGGGGCAGGGCCGCACCCCGCTGGCGCTGGAGCTGATCGAGGCGCACCAGCTCGATGAGGACAAGTCTGGTGTTTCAGATCGCGCCGGCCACGAATGGCGGCTGGGTGTCGAGATCAACCAATGGGGCCGCCCGACCCGGTACGCCATCCTGACCCGCCACCCTGGCGATGTGGAGCTGGGCCTGAACCGCCGTGGCGTAGAGCGGAAGCACGTCCTAGTGCCGGCGGCGGACATGATCCATGTGTTCCTGCCGGAGCGGATCGGGCAGAACCGTGGCGTGCCGTGGTTGGCCAGTGTGATCACGACGGTCCACAATCTCGGAAAATACGAGGAAGCTCATTGGACCCGAAAAAGAGTTCAGGCAGCCAGCCTCGGATGGATCCGCACCCCAGACGGTGAGCTGCAGGGTGATGAGGTCCAGAACGGACAGCAGCTGTTCAACACTGAGCCCGGTAGCTGGAACATCCTTGACCCTGGCCAGGAGCCGGTGGCGCCAGACTTCGGGCCGGATGATGGTCAATATGACAATGTGGTGAGGAATCTCACCCGGCGGTTTGCTGCTGGGTTCGGGTGTTCGTATGAGACCCTGAGCCGCGACTTCAGCCAGACCAACTACAGCAGCAGCCGGCTATCAATCCTTGAAGATCGCGATCACTGGCGAGTTGTTCAATCGGTGCTGATTCAGCACCTGCACCAACGTGTCTTTGAGGAATGGCTACGGGCTGCGATGCTGGCGGGTGAATTACCTTCGCCTGCGTTCAACGATTACTGGACGAAACCGGAGAGATACAACGCCCCAAGATGGCAGGCTAGAAGTTATTCGTGGGTTGATCCACAAAAAGAGATGAAGGCGTTAGAACTTGCTCGCCAATTAATGTTGCAATCTCACAGTGAGCAAATAGCTGAGTACACGGGCGAGCAGCTGGAAATGGTGCTCGCGCAGATCGCCCGCGAAAACCAGCTGAAGGAGTCGCTGGGCCTGATGCCCACCGTGGAGGAAGTCGAGGCACCGGCAGAACCCGAGCCGGACGAGCCGGACGACGAAGACGAGGAGCTCCAACCCCGGCGGCCATAGCGGCTGCAGAACCGGAAGCTCAGCGCTAGGATAGGTGTGCCCCGGCGCTGTGTCACCAGCCCGAGGCGTGACCAACCTGAACGGACAGGCTGATGGCATCAGTATCGCAAAACGGCCGGCGCAAGCCAAGGCCGTGGACAGCACAGGATCAGATCCTCGCGGAAGTGGCGGCGGCATGTGGGGTGAGCTACAGGGAGATTGGGCGGGTGCTGGGGTTTTCAGACACGTCTGTCGCAAGAAGGCTCATTCCGGCTGTCGCGGAAAAACAGCGCGAGAGTCAAAGACGTTTCTACGAGCGGAACCCTGACAAGCTTCTTGAGTTTCGCGAATACTCTCGTCGCTGGCATACTGCCAATCGTGACAAAATCCGGCCCCGCGCACGCCGATGGCAAATAGAGAATGCAGATAAAGTGATTGAGCACGCCCGCACATACAGACAGGCGAATCCTGATAAGGCGACTAAAAGCCGCCGCCGCTGGGATGCCGCAAACCCCGGAAAAAACCGCGAAAGGGCCCGCCGCCGCCGCGACTGGAAACGCTCCGCCCGTCGCCGCGCCTTGCGTCCGGTCACCCTTCATCAGATCGACGCCCGGTTCGCTCTATGGCAGGACCGCTGTGCATTTTGTGGTGTGCCCGCCACGGATCCGCGCAACCACGGGATTGAACGCCTTACTGTCGAGCATGTGCTAGCACTCACCAAGGGCGGCCTAGATGAGGCCGAAAACATCATCCCGGCGTGCTCCACCTGCAACTCCAGCAAGCACAACTCACCCATCGAAGACTGGTATCGGCAGCAGGAATGGTTCACGGATGCTCGCTGGGCCAAGATCCGCAAGCACTGCCCCGCCGCCGTGGTGGGGCAGCTCCCGCTGGGGCTGGCGGCGTAGGCCGTTCGTAGCCTGAGGCCAGCGACTATCCGGCTTTGGATCTCACGAAACTCAAAGGCCCTCAGCGGCGAGAGCTGCCGATGGGTCTCCGCGTCGAAGAAAAGACCGACGAAACTCTCACCTTCAGCTTCAGCTCTGAGGCTCCCGTCGACCGCTGGTTTGGCCGCGAGATCCTGGTGCACGAGGAAGGATCCGTAGACCTGGGCCGGATGAACGACGGCGGCGTCTATCTGTGGAACCACAACCGGGACGTGGTGCTGGGCGTCGCGGAAAAGGCCTGGCTCGGCGACGATCGCCGGCTCTACTCCACCGTTCGCTGGTCGCCCAACACCCTGGAGAAGGGCAGCGAGGAATACAAGCGCCGGCAGGATGTGGAAGCTGGCATCGTGCGCAACGTCTCGTTCGCGTACGAAATCAACAAGATCGACGAACGCGCCGACGGTTTTTACGTGACCGAATGGAACGTGCTGGAGGTCTCCAGTGTCAGCGTTCCCGCCGATCAGACCGTAGGCCTGGGCCGCGCCATGGATGAGCCGGCGGCTGAGCCTGAGCCTACTGCTGAGCCCACCCCGGAGCCCTCCGCACCGGCAGAGCCGACCGTGACGATTGACCCCGAGTTGGTCAAGTCTGCCGTTAGCAAGGCCCTCCATAGCCTGACAGCACAGGCCGCCGAGCGGACTGACACCCCTGTTCAGACTCTCATGACCACTGAAACGATCAACGTGGAGGAGGTGGCGCAATCCGCTCGCATTGCTGAGCGTGAGCGCGTCGCGTCCATCAAATCAATGTGCGACCAGTTCCAGCTTTCCGAGCTGGCCGAGAAACTCATCAACGACGACGCCTCTATCGATGCCGCCCGTGCGGTGGTGATGGAACAGATCGGCATGCGCAAGGTTTCCTTTGAGGGCCGCGTGCACGATGCCGGCGGCGCTGAGCTGGGCCTGAGCAAGCGTGAGGTGAAGCGCTACAGCTTCCTGCGCGTCGCTCAGTACCTGGCCGACCCCAACCCTCGCACTGCTGAGGCCGCCGGCTTTGAGCTGGAGGTGGCCCGTGCCGCCCAGGCCAAGCACAGCCGCAGCGCCAACGGCGTGCTGATCCCCTGGGAAGTGCTGGGCTCCAGCCGCGCTGCTGAGACCCCCGGCCAGGTGGTCGGCACCTTCGGCGATGGCGGCGCACTGGTCGGCACCGATCGGCTCGATGCGCAGTTCATAGATCTCATTAGAAATCGTTCCGCCTTCCTGAACAGCGGCCTCACCATGCTCTCCGGCCTGGAGGGCAACGTTGAGATCCCCAAAAAGCTCAGCTCCAGCCAGTATTACTTTGTCGGCGAGAACGCTGAGGTTGCCAACAGCAAGCTCACCTTCGGCCTGGTGAACATGATCCCCCGGACCATCGGCGTTCGCGTGCCGATCAGCCGCCGGATGATGATCCAGAGCTCCCCCGACGTGGAGAACCTGGTGCGGATCGACATGGCCGAGTCCGTGGCCTTGGGCATGGACTACACCATCGGCTACGGCACCGGCTCCAACGGCCAGCCGCTGGGCATCATCAACACCACCGGCATTGGCTCGGTGACCTTCGCTGGTGGCACTGCTAAGGACTTCCCCGCCAGCCTCGGCGGTGGCTCTGCCCTGAACTGCGGTGACTGGGGCGACTACGTGGACCTGGAAACCGAACTGGCGATCGACAACCTCGACGCCGGCTCAATGCGCTACATCGGCAACAGCGTGGTGCGCGGCGCCCTGAAGCAGACCCTGAGGGCATCCTCGGCTGGCTCTGACTACATCATGACCGATGCCGGCACTGTGAACGGCTACCAGTTCACCGTGTCCAACCAGATGCAGCAGAACGATGTTCTGTTCGGCAACTTCGCCGATTGCGTGGTGGGCATGTGGAGCGGCCTGGATGTGGTGGTTGACCCCTACACCCAGAGCGCCAGCGGCCAGGTGAT